CTTGGTTATTAGGGACTGTTAAAAACACCACTGGCACTACTGCTGGTACTATCCGTAACACAGGCTGTACAGTTGTTGCTCAATCTGCTGCTACTACTGTAGCTGATACCACAGCAAAAACGCTGATGGCTTTACCTGCTGGCGCACAAATTTTAAGCATTACTGTTGATATTACTACCGCTTATGCTGGTACGACTGGTAATACCATCACTATTCGTGCTGGATCAACCATTTTAGGTACTGTTGGTGGAGCTACTACTACTCCTTTATCGGTAGGACGTGCGACTTTCACCATTACGGATGCAAACATTGCTACTTTCGTAAACGTAGGCACATCAGATGTATTAATTACATCTACCTATGCTTGCGCAGGTACTGCAAGTGGCGGAGCAGCTACTGTTACGGTAAATTACGTTGTTCGTAACTCTGATGGCGGTCAGTTCCAAACCACGTTTAATAATTAATCTGGTGGGTTAGGGTTTTCCCTAGCCCTCTTTAACTTTTTGGAGATTAATTATGGCAATGCAATATGACGTAAAACAAGGACATCTAAACCAAAGCGGTTTCTTTGTTCTTGGGCGAAACCGTGTCAAAGGTATTTCTTGGTACGGCACTGGTACAGATGGTACTTTAGTGTTATTTGACACTACAACCGCTCCAGTTACGGCAAGCGTAACCTATGGACGCACAGGAAACCTAGTAACAGTGACTAAGACAGCTCATGGTCTTAATACTGGAGATATTGTAGGCATACATTTTGGCGAAGCTAGTGGTGTAGCAGCAACAGATGGTAATTATTCTATTACTAGGACTGGTGCAGACACATTTACATTAGTTGATATTAATACTGGAACTGTAGCCACTAGTGCAACAGCGGCATATGTAAGTGGCGGCAACAAATGGTTACTGACGTATGAAAATGATGCTACTGATACCTTTAGTAACGCACCACTTATTCCAGGCGAAGGTGTTTTAGCGACCAATGGAATTTATGCGTTAATGACTAATCTAGGCGCAGCACAAATTTACTACGGATAAAAAATGTCTGAAACAGTGCAAGCACAAGGTTCTTTTAATTTAGCTGGTAGGAAGATCATGCTTGGTCTTCCTGCTTACGACTTTAAAGTATCTGTAAAACTAGCTATTGCAATGGCTCAGTTTGCTGTAGAAGCACCTAAACACGGTGTTGATATTCAGATTTGTAATATCTCTGGATGCTCCGTTGTTTCTCGTGTCAGAAACCTGATTGCTAAAGATTTCCTAGCCTCAGACTGCACGGACTTAATGTTTATTGATTCGGACATTACCTTTAATCCACAAGATATTTTCCGCTTGATGGCGTGGAATATTGACCCTAAAAAGGGTATCGTAGGCGGTGTTCCAGTAGCCCGTAAAAAGGGAAGCGTATACATCTCTACCTTAGAACAAGATGCTGATGGCGGGATCTATATGAATTCGTATGGTCTAGTAAAGGCTAAACGCATTGCCACAGCCTTTATGTTGATTCGTAAAGACGTGTTTGAGACGCTTAGAGACAATCACCCTGAGTGGAAATACCACGATGACCGAGTAGTAGACGGACATCCAGACAAGTTCTGCTATTCATTCTTTGACTTTAAATCCACCCCAGAAGGCTATGTAGGCGAGGACTATCTTTTCTGTGATCGTGCTACGGCTCATGGCTACGAGGTATGGATTGACCCAACAATTAAGTTAGGTCATTTAGGGATGGAAGAGTTTGCAGGATCTTTTGGTGAAGAGTATCTCTATCCTCTTATTAGACCTATTGACTCCAAAAAGGATGTTGCATAATGGCTAAGACTCCCGCATGGACTCGCAAAGAAGGCAAGAACCCTAGTGGTGGTTTAAACGCTAAAGGTCGTGCTTCTTACAATGCAGCCAATCCTGGCAAGCCTGGACTCAAGCGTCCACAGCCAGAAGGTGGATCAAGACGTGATTCGTTCTGCGCCCGTATGAAGGGTATGAAGAGAAAACTAACTAGTGCCAAAACGGCTAACGATCCAGATAGCCGCATCAACAAGTCTTTACGGGCTTGGAACTGCAAAGAAGGTGGGGCTGTTCGTGGTGGCGGATGCGAAATCCGTGGCAAAACTAAAGGGAAGATGGTATGAGCCCTGAGTTTTTAATGTTATGGAACGCAGTTTTATCTTTGGCGGGGGTAATCGTGGGTCTTTGGGCAAGAGAAAAATCTGCGGAACTAGCTCGTCTTAATATTCTACTAAACAAAACTCGTGAGGAGGTGGCTCGTGATAACGTCACTCAAGCAGAAATTGACAAAATTATGGTCCATATTGACCAACGCTTTAACAAACTTGAAGCAAAAATTGACCAACTTATTCAGAAAGGGTTAGTAGCATGAAAAAGACAAATCCATTTATGGAAATGATTGCAAAGAAAAAAGAAGCTGCGGCTAAAAAACCAGCTAAAGATGCTGCCATGCCTATGAAAAAAGGTGGCGTGGCTAAAAAAGCTGCAAAGAAAATGATGAGCGGCGGTATGGCTAAAAAGAAAAGCGGAAAGGCTTGCTAATATGAAACATTCAGATATTGCTAAAGATATGCCAATGATGAAAAAAGTCGCTGGCGAGGCTGTTAAAAGCCACGAAAAGAAGATGCACAAAATGGCTGGTGGTGGATCTGCTTCAGCTCGTGCAGACGGTTGTGCTACTAAGGGTAAAACCAAGGGCACAATGATTAAGATGATGGGCGGCGGTATGGGGAAAGCTTGCTAAATGCCAATTGAACCTGTAGACCCTTCTAAAAAGACTGGCGGTGATGGGCAGGAGAAATATCCAGCCAAGCCTAAGCACGGTCCTGGAAAGTTTGACGAAATTCTAGAGAAAGCTGAGAAGGCTCAAAAGGCTAGGGATGAAATAAGCAAAATAGCAGGAGAGCAAAAAACAAATGCTGAAGCTACGCGCTCACGTACCTATACCGAAAGACTTCAAGATATGGGTAGATTACCTAAACCTAGTGGCGCAGCTGGGGCAAAAATTGAGCTTGAAAAAGGCATGATGGGTAGTAATATGCCAAAGCCTAAATTAAAAGCTGGCGGCAAAGTAACTGCGTCATCCCGTGCTGATGGTTGTGCTGTACGGGGTAAAACTAAAGGAAAAATAGTATGAAATCTTATGATAAAGAAATGGAAACATCTGGAGGTACAAAAAAAGTCTCCGATGCAAAACTTAAAAGTCTTTTAAAAGCTAATCCTATCGGGGAAACAGAGCTTTCAGACATTAGCGAAAGTGGTGCTGCAAAAGGTTTGCGTAATTATGGTCGTATGTACAAACAAGGTTTAGGTATGAAACCTGATACTAATTACGAATACAAAAAAGGTGGAATGGTAGGCTCAGCTTCCAAACGTGCGGACGGTATTGCAATTAAAGGCAAAACTAAGGGCAAGATTGTATGAGAGCCAGCCGTGGCATGGGTGCCATCAATCCTTCTAAAATGCCTGGGCCTAAAAAGAAAGCTCGCAGGGATGATACCGACTTTACGCAATACAAAGAGGGTGGTACGGTTAACAAAGCTGGTAACTATACGAAACCTAGTATGCGCAAGGCTCTATTTAACAGTATTAAAGCATCGGCTACTCATGGTACGGCAGCGGGTCAATGGTCGGCTAGGAAGGCACAACTCTTAGCTAAACGCTATAAAGAAAAAGGTGGAGGGTACAAATAATGGCTCTTAAAGAAGTTCCAAAAGAAAATAGTGGTTTAGCAAAACTACCTGAAGATGTGCGTAATAAAATGGGTTTTGCCAAAAAAGGTGGTTCAGTTAAAAGTAACTGGATTCAATCTGCCATTAAGAAACCCGGTGCCCTAAGAGCATCTATGGGTGTTAAAAAAGGCGAAAAGATTCCCGCTAAAAAATTAGCTGTTGCGGCTAAAAAACCTGGCAAAATGGGTCAACGTGCGAGATTAGCGCAGACTTTGTCAAAGCTAAAAAAATGAAATGGTCAGACAAACGCAAAAAGTCGGTCAACTGCGACAGCCCGAAGGGGTTCTCGGAGAGGGCTCATTGCGCGGGTCGAAAGAAGAAAATGGCGGGGGGTGGCTTAGCCGCATCGCAACGTTCTTTAAAAGCTTGGGGCGACCAAAAGTGGACAACCAAGTCAGGGAAGAAGTCGTCCGAGACGGGCGAGAGATACCTGCCAAAAAAAGCAATAGAAGCCCTAAGCCCACAGGAGTACGCAGCAACAACCAAAGCAAAACGGCAAGGAAAAGCACAGGGAAAGCAGTTCGTGCCCCAGCCACAAAAGGTAAAAGCAAAAGTAAAGCCGTTTCGAAAGGTTAGTTAATGGTAAAAAAGTTTGATCCTGAAAGCAAAGAGTACGACTATGAAACTGCTCGTGCTTATAAAATGATGCCTGATAAAACAGGGCACATGGGATCAGTTGCGCCTACATCCGATGATGAGCGCATGAAGAACGAATTACCAGAAGATAGTTATGTAGTATTAAAGGGTAGTAAACATCCAACAATAAATAAAACTATTGATGCTGAGGATAAAAGAGGTGCTAAAGTTGAAAAACGGGGCGCTAGATATTACTCTATGCCAAAAAAAGCAGGGGGCATTATATCTGCCTCCCATCGTGCAGATGGTATTGCTCAACGTGGTAAAACTCGTGGAAAAATATATTAAATGAGTACTTCTGGAACAACAACGTTTAATTTAGACCTTAACAACCTCATTGAAGAGGCTTTTGAGCGTTGTGGCTCAGAGCTTCGTACTGGTTACGATATGCGGACTGCCCGCAGATCCTTAAACCTATTGACGATTGAGTGGGCTAACCGTGGTATTAATCTCTGGACTATTGAGCAAGGGCAGATTGCAATGGTTACTGGGCAAGGGATTTACCCTATTCCAGTCAATACAATTGACCTTTTAGACCATGTGGTACGTCAAAACAATGGTGTTACAAGCAACCAGATTGACATCAATATTACCCGTATCTCTGAGTCTACCTACTCTACTATCCCCAATAAGCTTACTACTGGGCGTCCAATCCAAGTCTGGTTTAATCGCCAATCGGGACAGTCTAATTCAACCACTGTGACTTTAAACGGCTCAATTAATGCTACGGCTACATCTATTACCGTTAGTGATGCCAGCACCCTTCCTATTGGCGGGTTTGTCAAGATAGACAATGAGACTATCAGTTACGCTAACGTTGTAGGAAACGTGCTTACTAATTGCTATCGTGGTCAGAACGGCACTACAGCTGCAAGCCATACAACAGGCGCAGCTCTTACAG